GTAAACAATTTCTTCGTCAACTGATTCATCAGTATCATCATCGGCGTCATCATCTGACTCTTCTAATGATTCCATCATGTCTTCGTCTTGGAAAGTAATTTTGTCTACATCTAAATCTTCACCAGTTTTCTTAATGATAACTCCGTCATTATCGCCCATACCGTTAAGTACTGCCATAATTTCTTCCATAGATGCTCCCGTCATATCTAACGGTTCTAGTTCATCATCATCATCTTCTAATCCCATGTCACCCATATTCATAGAATCTGAATCATCAGGCATTTCATCACCCATCATAGGTTCTTCCATGCCCATAGCATCCAATGAATTTTCATCTTCATCTTCAGCATAAATTTCAGTCTCGTCAAGAGACTCTTTTACTAACTCTTCGATTTCTTCCTTCATTGTAGAAGCAAGTATTCCTTTTGCGTTTTCAGTGACAACGTGTTCCAAATTTTTCATTTGTAACAACGCTTCCTCAACTAATGATTTTTTTTCGCTCATTTTTGTATAATAAAATATTTTTTATTTACACTATAAATATGCCCTTAATCAAAAAAATCTTAAATGGTGACATAATAAAATAAAAAAAACCCGATTTCTCGGGTTTTAACTTACTCAAAAACTTCGTCAATTTTACTTTCACTGACTGCCGTTATTCGCCAATCATGTTGAAATGATTTAAATTTCTCAGTTACTTTCGCTTCAACGTCTGTTACGCTGTAACCTTTAACTAATTTCTCTTCTCTAACTTTTTTGATTTTTCCTGAGTTTTCATCAATCAAGTCGTACTGAATTTTTGCTACAAAATATTTTTCGTCCATAATAATTATTTTATCTATATCCCAAAAAGTCGTTCAATTTTCCCATTAAGTCAAGCGATTTACTAATGCCACCATCAATTCTTCCGTTTTCTTTTGATTTTTTTTCTTCTTCAAGATTCTCATCATACTTATGACGGTCATCTTTATTAACGAATAGATATGCACCTGGTGTAGACGGATTCATAACTAAGTCAAAACAAATCATTTCATAATCATTTTGAACTTCATTGTGTTCACCTTTTTTTGCTAAGGAACCAACACCACGTGACGATACCCCCATTGTAACACCTTGTCTCATTAAGTTTGCTGCTACATCACCCTTAGATGATACAATACCTCTTTCATGAAAACCTGGTGTGGTTAACAATCTTAATTTACCTATAAGAACATTGTCCTCCCACCATATATCATCAATAATGTGTGATACTCTGTCCAAATCAATCAAAGATGATTCAGGGTGGTTAAGTTCTGATGTTGCCAAACCTTTAGATATTGTTTGTTTATATTTTTCAGCTTCTCTTTTTAATATATTTTCAGGATATACACGACCATTTCTATTTGGTGTACCATACTTTTGTAATGTTGCGTAAAATACAAATGGTTTAGAGTGGTCTAATTGTGATTTTTGTTCATTAACAAAATCATTATCTACGGCATTTTTCATAGATATATGACCTGCATCATATTCTATCAATATTCCTTTACCTATTTCATTCGGTTTAAGTATCTTCATATTAAAATATTTATAGATAAATATTAGAATATCTCAAAGTTTTTACTTTTTAACTTACTTTTGGCATATTGGATAGTAAAATATTTTGATTTCTTTAACACATTGTCATGAACTTCTTTTAATATATGGTTAAGCTCATTTGATAATTCGTCTGATTTGAATTCAAGATTTTCTTTAGTAAAAAATGTTATTTCAAGATTTAAAAAACTTGCTTTATCAATTTTGATTCCACTTGTCCTTAAATCTAAATCAACAATGCAATGTTCTTTGAATATTGATTTATTATAAATTTCTAAAACTTTATGTTTTATGTTACGAGATATTGTTCCAACCACCCTATCCCAATTATCTTTTTCTTGTGTTGGTTTGACCCATGTTTGTAATACTAAATAAATTGATTTTAATTCTGTCGCGTCCACACTACCGTAATAACACTTAGCATCTTGGAATAATTCCAATTTTGATGTTTTTCCTTTTTTCATTCTTTTTCATTTGTGAAATGTTTATTTGTTGTAGTGAAAATATAATAAAAAAATACTTATTAACAAATTTAAATTTATTTGTATATTTATATCAATAACACACATTTTTTATATGATAAAAATAATAATAGGAAAAGGTGAAAGTTTAGAAAAAGCTTTAAAACGTTACAAACACAAAGTTATCAAAACAAAACAAATTGAACATCTTCGTGCTAAACAAGAGTATTTGAAAAAATCAACTCTTAAAAGAGAACAAATAAAAAAGGCTAAGTACAAACAACAAATCGCCCAAAGTAACATTGACTAATATTTATTGGTAACAAAATACCAAGAATATGAAAAACTTTATTATGAATTTACTAGGAAACGGTTCTGACGTTTCATCAAAAAGATTCGCATCTTTATTCACTTTATTAAACGTAATTATCTTAACTTATGTTGCAACATTTACTTCTAAAGACGGTGCAACACCTGAGTACATGTTTGATGCACTTTGTTTAATTGCTGGTGGTGGATTGGGTCTTACAGTTGTTGAGAAGATTTTCTCAAAAGGTTCAGACAAAAAGGCTGAATAACAAAAAACCCCTCAAAAGAGGGGTTTTTATTTTAAAGTCCTTCTGACAATTTTTTCAGTTTGTAGTACGAGATGGAATCAATTGGTGTTGATTCAATTCTTTGTTTTGTTTCATTAAGTTTCTTGTTTGTATCTTCATCACTTTCGTTAACTATTGAAAGTTTTCCAAGAACTTCAGTTTTCAATCTTTCAATTCCCTCATTTAATTCATCTTGGGACATTCTTAAAATTGATTTTAATTCAAATAATTCTGATTCACTTAATTGTGAATATTCTTTTGCGAATGTGTCAGCAGCAACCCCAAACATAGACTCCAATGGGATGTTAATTGATTCAGTTAATGTTGATTCTTCTTTCGCATCAGACATCAACTTCCACATTTGTTTTCTTGATTCAACCAATTTAGTAAAATCATCAGCCGTTTTGGCAAATACCATATTATCTAATAACTCATATTGGTTTTCAACATTTTCACCCAATGTTTCAACCCAAGCATCAAATTGTTCAAATTCACGTTTGTTATTGTTAATTGTTGATTTAATAAAATCAACAGAAAGTCCCAAAAATTCTTTTGCAACCTCTTCGTTTAATCCTTTAGTTTTCATTAAGGAACCATATTCAACATATAGTTCACCAACAAATTTGTTGTCCTTAATAAAATCTCTAAATTCTTTTATAATTTGTTTAAAATCTTCGGTTTTGTATGTTTTAACCAAAGCATTTTCAACAATACTTTTTAATAATCCAAAATTTCTCATATCAATAAATATCTTAACTATTTAATAATTCATTTAGTTTGGTTTCAATTTCATTAATTGATGTTCTACCTTTTGATAAATCAATTTCATCTCTACCACTAATTAAATCATCTTCCAAAATTAAATTCAAATCATTCATTCTACTTTCAGGTGTGATTTCACCTCCTGCAGGTGCTTCAGGTGCCTCGGGAGCTTCTGGTGGTGCTCCCATGTCTCCACCTCCTCCACCTAATCCACCTAAACTACCCATATCGCTTGGCGGTGCTCCCATGTCTCCACCTTCAGCAGGTGGTGTAGCAACCTCACCAGGCTTCTTACCATACAATCTATCAATGTTATCAAAGATACCTGTATGAATAATAACTTCAGGTGTTTTCTGTAATTCAGCACCAACCGCTTTTTCAATTCTTTGTTGTTGGATATCCAATTTGATTTCCTCATCAGAAAATCCAAGAATATGTTTTTTAGCCCACGTTGTTGATACCGCTTGAATACCGTTACCAGGGTCAGACACAGCATCTTTATAAAGAAGGATTTTTTCTTTCCAATTCTCAATCTTTAATAAATCAGCTTGAGTTGATGGGTTTGTTAATCCTAATGTAAAGTTTGTTAATTCATCTTCAAAACCTAAAATAAACAAGTGAATAATTGCAATCTTGTTTAATTCTTGAATCATAGATTTTTGAATTCTATTGATGGTTCTTGCAAAACGAATATCTTGTAATGCCAAGTTTTTACCATCACCAACAACTTCTTCAAAACCTAAGAAAGCCTTTGGTACACGAAGTGCTGTTAATAATTTCTTTTGAATGTATTCAATATCGGCAATTTCAGAAAGGTTCTGAGCTCCCGCTAATGTCTCAATTGGACTTGTTTGTGCTGGGTCACGAACAGGAATGAAATAATCTTGGTCAACCGCCATTTGGTTCATTCTTAAGTCAACGTTTCCTGTTTTAGAATCAACAACTTGGTCTCTTTTGAATTTGTTTGCAATTCTTTGGATATATGGTTCAACATCCTTATCATCCATGTTACCAACATAAACTTTAAATACACGTCTTTCAGGGGCTCTTGATGTTCTATACACCAACATTGCATCTTCTGATAACAATAATTGTTTCCAAGTACGTCTTGCCTTTTCCAACATTGATGTACCATAAGGAAGTTTTCTATCATCACCCAACAAACGGAAGTGAGCTACTTCCCAAGTGTTCATTTCCATATCTTTTACTTTCCATACGAATTTTAAAGATTTTGCGTCCTCAGTTGTATTATGTGATGGTTTAATTTTCATACCACGTTCCAAACGTTCAATTTCAATGTTTGGAAGTTGTTGACAACCCATAATACCTTTTTCTGAATCCAATTTTAGGTAAACAAAGTTATCACCATACTTACATGTGTTTCTTGTCCACATTGGTAAGTTGGTGCTAATGTCTAATCTGTTATTAAATAAGTCTGTTAATACCCCCTTAATTCTATTTGATTCTGAATAAATTTGTAAAATATGTCCGTCTTCATTTGTTGTTGTAGATTCCTCAGCATAAATGTCAAGTGCCGCTGAAATCTCAGGTGTGTATTCCATACTCTCGTAATCGTAGTATGAACCCAATCTTGTTGGTTCGTAATAAATTGCTTGAGAATATAAATTATTTTCTACTTTACCCCATTGTTGACCAAGATACATTGTTTGTTGAGCTTGGAGTTTTTCCTTCTCAAATTCCGACTTATCTGTGGTTTTTAATAATTCCTTCTTATCAAATTTATAAACTGGAGGCTGTTGACCCAAAGTTGAGTCGGGACCAAAGACTTTGGTAAGTCGTTGCCATATGGTGAAATTGTCTGCCATCCTTCTAAATATAGTATCTTTTTTTTATGAATAAACTTTATCTTCTACCGAATAACCATAAATACTGTTCATAATCCTTTTTTGTTGGGTTTGATGAAAAAGCATCGTTATATCCTGTTGGTGATAATACCGGCATTCCGGGATTAAATTTTGTAATTTCTCTATTTGTACTATCATCCGCAACGGTCCAAGAACTTAACATTGCTTTTGTTTGTTCATTAACCTTTTCAAGTTGGTTATATGCGTTTTGTCCCACATATAAAGCCATTGATACTGACATAATTAAATCATCATGGTGTCCTTTCATGTGGTCAGGTCGTCCGTTCATATAGACATACGTGTTCATCTCACCAAGTAATCTGGCGGAATACAATTTAAATCCATGTCTTAACGCTTCCTCAAACGCAGCAATAATTTGAACCCTTTTACCATTAAAGTTTATACCTGGTATTTTTTCATTTGACTTAACAGTTGACTCCCAAATATTACCATAATTGATTCCATCAACATATAAGTTTTTATAACCCATTTCTTGTAATTTTCTTGATGTTGAAACTCCCATACCACCCGTAATATCAATTACAATAAACGCATCGTAATAATTTCCCCACTTATAAGCAATTTCCGCCGCAACATCAGGAGGTAATTTTCCAACATATTCCGCAACCTGTTCCCTTTCATCAAAATCAATAACTTGGAATGATGTAAAATCTTCAGAATCACCTCTTGATACATCCATACCCATAATATATCTATGTCCAATAACAGGTTCTTTCCAAATCCATAACTGATTTTGAACCATCTTTGATTCTGGCTGACGAACCATTTGGGTTCTAATCTTATCGGTTAATTCGGCGTCAAATACGTTATCACCCGAACCCAAAAAGTTACATTCTAATTCCTGAGAAATTTTTCTCCTATCAAATTTTAACTTTTTAGCCATTGTTTCAAACCAACTTGAACACACTTTGTAACCATCATCCATTAACTTTTTAAATTCAACAAAATCTCTTTGACTTGTTGGTATTCCATCAAAACTTATAATTTCGGGATTCGGATATTCTTCACGATTTAAAAAATAATGTATTAAATCTTTTACTTTAATAAAATATAAATCTTTTGTGTATCTTGGGTCTCTCCACCAAAACATTTCCGTTACTTTGAAATTGTTCATCCCTTTAACCGCTTGTTCGTAGATACTATAATAAATTGCATCATATCCGTTAGGGGTTGAAATAACAATAACTTTACCACCTGTGGATAACGACGCCATACAAGCCGCCCAAAAGTCATCATTGGCTTCAATATACGCCGCCTCGTCAAATATCAATACGGTAGGGGTATAACCACGAAGTGCGTCAGGAGATGTTGCAACCGCCTTAACTTCACATCCATTTGATAATTTAAAGTGTCTTTGTGAATTTTTTTCAGATGAAAATGTTACTCCCATCCAATTAGGCCACTGTTCTGTGAACCCTCTAATTTTATTTGCAAATTCTACAGCAGTATCTAATTTGTTGGCAATTACAAGAATTTTTTCAGGTTTTTGTTTGTTAGCAAAAACAACTTTTTTAGATGCCCAAGCCGCGGTAACAGTAGATACACCCGCCTGACGATATTTTAAGGCAATGTTTTCCTCGTAGTTATCGTAATCTTCTACTAATGTTTCTTGGTCGGGAAATAAATCTAATGGAACAAATTTTGACTGCGTATTGTCATACGTTTGTAGATAGGTTCTTAAGGCGTAAGGGGTGTTTTTAACACACTTGGCGTATTCTATAAGGGCTTGTTCTTTTGTGATACTCATCCCTTATAAATACTCCGTTACTTATTTGGCGGAGTATCTATACCTAAATCACTTAAGAAACTCAAGTCAATATCATCATCGTCATCTGAAGATGGATAACCCATGTCATCTTCGTCATCATCTTCATAATTTGAATTACCTAAAATTTCTTCTAAATCTTGTTTGTTCAGTTCATCAATAATTTGGTCAGCAATACGTTCCATTTCTGTATATGCCGTTGCATCACCCTTATTAACTCTTTGTGCTAAAGATGTAAATTTGTTTTTTGGTAATTTAGAAAATTCTCTAAAGATTAAACTTTGAACAATCTTCATGTTATCTTCCAATACTTTTGCTGGATATGATTCTAACAATTTTTCCCACAAATATGTACCTGTAATAATATCAAATATTTCATTTACTAATGTATCGGCAGTTTGTTTAACCATTTGAGCCTGAATTGGGTCAGTTGGTAAAGACGTTGCTCCTAAAATATCATAATAACCTTTAATTAATTCATGAACCAAAATCGGGAACATAACAGCTTTTGCTCTAACAACAAAATTTCCTGTGTATTCACCTTCTTCATCTTGTTCCATTTCAACTTCTTC